TTTCTGGAGACTGGACAGCGCGAGTAATTGGTATTACGAGCTTACTTGGATTCCTCGGCTACATATTCCTTGTGACTATTCAGCCTCCAGATTCAAATAGCGACACGATTGTTTCATTGGTACTTGGCTATCTTGGCGGCACTGTATCTGCTGTAATTAGTTTTTATTTCGGAGCTTCTCAGAGCCAGCAAAATGGAAAAGATTAACAAGTTAATTCGTCTGCATGAAGGGTCAAAGAATAAGCCCTACAAATGCACCGCCGGAAAGCTCACTATTGGTGTCGGGAGAAATCTTGACGATTTGGGTTTATCGGAAGATGAAATTGATTATCTGCTGATTAATGATGTTAATCGTGTTGTTAAGGAGCTAGGCACAGCGTTTCCGTGGTTCTCAGAACTTAATGAGGCCCGTAGAGACGCATTGATAGATATATGCTTTAACATCGGTATGCCACGTTTAAAGGGATTCACTAACGCATTATCTGCGATGTCTGAAGGTAAATACACAATAGCTTCTCTGGAATTTTTAGATTCACTCTGGGCAGAGCAAGTCGGTCAACGAGCTAAAACTGTTGCAGGGATGATTAGTACAGGGAAGTATCCTGATGGCTTTCAATAATCGTAATAATCGCAAAATACCAGACCCGGCTCTGCTAGAATTTTGCACAACCGAGAATCAGCGAAATATCTTGTCGTTGTGGATTGAACTCGGAACAAGTAGAGCAGTCGCTAACAAGTTAGACATTAGCGAGACAAGCGTCAGAAGAATAAAGTCTACGATTTTAGGTGTTGCCGCTAGAAAGGGCTATACCGAAACATTCGATGCTACACGATTCGTCGATGAGGGCCAGGTCGTTGTTGGTAAGTCTACTTTCACAAAAGACGACGAAGGCAACCCGGTATGGATTAAAACAAAATCAGAAGTTGAAGATCAGCGAAAAGCGTTTTTTGATTTCATCGAGGGTCTGCAAGATCAAATCAACACGATAAAGCCGAAAAAGAAAGAAAGTCGCAAAAAGCACAATCCAGACATCATGCCAGCCATCTTTATTGGCGATGCTCATATAGGCATGAGAGCAGATGGAGCTGAGAATAGGGATAGGTCATTTGATTCGCGAATAGCGAAAGAAGAAATCTGCGTAGCTATAGATGATTTAGTATCTGTTGCGCCAGAGGCAGAGACTGGGCTTTTAGTAAATGTTGGTGATTTTGTTCACGCTAACAATTCAAACGCTACCACTGCAAAAGGAACTCCCCTAGACGTTGATACAAGATACGAGAAGTTCATGCGCGTGGCAGCGCAGACGCTCGTGTATTGTATTGACCGGATGCTTGATAAGTTTACCAATGTCAAAGTTGTTATTGCTAAAGGTAATCATGACCCTGACGCAGCGATAGCTTTGCAGATGATCTTACAATTCTTTTATTCTAAAGAACCAAGAGTTTATATACTGCCAACAAAATCTTTTTTCCATTATATCCACTATGGAAAATGGCTCATAGGCGTACATCACGGGGATAAAGTGAAGGCGCAGAAACTGGCCTCGATTATGCCGCGAGATATGCCAGACGCTTGGGCTGAGACGACGCATAGAATGTGGGCTGTGGGACATTTCCATCACGTTCATGAGATTGAATGTGACAATTCAGTTGTGGTTCGAAAGTTTGGGACACTTGCCCCATCAGATTCGTGGCATTCGGGACAGGGATATAATTCTGCTCATGTGATGGAGATGATAGTGTTTAAACGGGATGGTGGTAAGATGCTTTCTTACACCTATGAAATTCCTAAAGAGCATAAAGGCGTGGATGTTGAAATACTATGAGCGAAGATAGGCTGAACAGAATAGAAGGGAAGCTAGATGACTTGCAGGCCGCAGTTGTTAGTTTGGCTCGCGTGGAGGAAAGATTAGTAACAGTGTTCAACCGTCAAAGTAACATCGAACAAAAAGTGAATGGATTGAGTGATGATGTTCATAAACTTTCAGAAAAGATAAGTAGTGTGTATCAAGAAAGAATATTCTGGATTCTGTTTACCGCCGGTGTTGCGTTGCTATCGCGTATATTCGTGTGACAAAAATAATATCATTCCCCGTTAAAACAGCGGAACAAGCAGAAATTGAGGCTTGTGAGACTGATGCACAACTCTTTAATTGGATTAATAGTAAATTAGAAAATGGGATGTCCGGGTATACTTTACTAGGAATTTTAAATCTTAATACTCAATGGCTTTCTTCTATAATCATTGATGAACAGCAAGAATAGGTTTTGATATGAGTCAATATTATGACCCTTCACCAACGTCAGAATTTTATTTTGATGTAGCAAACTTAAATTATCCCAATCACAATGTTTTGACTGTTTTTGGTCAAGGCAGTAGCGGCACAGATGTAAGCACTATTTGGAATCATGGTGGTATTTACACTTATCCTAATGCTGCCGTACAAATGACTATATCTAGTTCTAGTGCTTCTGATGATTACGGCGTTAGCGGCGCACAGCAAGTTTATATTCAAGGATTGGATGGTAATTGGGATGAAATCAGTGAGACTGTCAATCTTGATGGTCAGAATCCAGTCGCAACAACTAAAAGCTATTTACGCATTAATTCAGTAAATGTTATTGCTGGCGTGTTAAATATAGGCAATATCTATCTTGGTACGGGAACGGTAACTGATGGTGTCCCGGCTGTTATTTATGGCGAGATCGTGATCGGATACGGCTCTGTACTGCAGTCAATGTATTCAGTGCCTCGTGGTCATACAGCATATATGCTGAACGGTTCGATTTCGTGCGGCACAACGGCGACCAATAAATATATAACTGCATATTTGATGTCCCGGCCATTCAATCAAGTATTGATAACGCGAATGATTACTACGCTTAGTTCTGGGCATAATTTGTATTCTTTCGATGCCCCGATACGATTTGAAGAAAAAACAGACATTGAAGCCCGATGTCAGTCCAGCTCGGGCACTGATTACGTTAGTTCTCATTATCAATTTGTGATTGTGAAGGAATGAAGATGCCGCTGAAAAAAGGTTATGGGAAAAAGACGATTTCCGAGAACATTAGCCGCGAAATGAAACGAGGTAAGCCCCAGAAACAGGCCGTTGCCATTGCCTTGTCGTCTGCGCGAAAATATAAGCCAAAAGGCAAGTAATACCTCTACCCGCAATATAACTGCCCATTTAAAGCCAATATGGGCGTTTCTGGGCGATTTTAAGCCCAAACCTATGCCTACCTATAGGGTTGACCAAACGAGCCCTAAATCGCGTTATACGCATTTCTGCGTAATTCTATCAAATAATAATGAAAAACGCATAAAAAGTATGCAAAATGCTTTTCTTTTGCTTAATAAAAGCGTATATTTGTAACGCTTTTTATTAATCTGGAGAATCTTATGGAAGCTACAAATAATGAAGCCGGAGCAATCTGGCAACGCCTGAGCAACATCGATTGCTCAAAGCACACCGAAAAGAAAGGAAATTTGACATATTTGTCATGGGCGTGGGCATGGGGAATCATGATGGAACACTATCCAGAAATGGAGTTCTATATTTCCGATTCTGAAATTCAGCCTGATGGCACAATTCTGGTGAATGTGGTCGTCACAATCGGCAACCTAACTCGCAAAATGTGGCTTCCGGTGATGGATAACAGAAACAAACCGGTCGCGAATCCGAATGCTTTTCAAATCAATACGACAAGAATGAGAGCATTGACCAAGTGCTTCAGTCTTTTTGGGTTGGGTCACTACATTTATGCGGGCGAGGACTTGCCTTCTGGAACGCAAGAAGAAGAACGCAAAGTCTCTGAGTCTGAGATCATCGAATTGGTTGAATTGCTAGAAGCAACACAGACTGATATACCAATTTTTTGCGAATTCTTTAAAGCTGATAGCCTTGAAAATTTGGCGGCTGATAAATTTGAACGGGCCAAATTCATGCTGCGGTCAAAACTAAATAAAATTCAGGGAGCAGATAATGCGAGTCACTGAATACGAACAAAGGTCTCCTGAATGGTACGCTGCACGATTGGGCGTACCAACAGCCAGCAATTTTGGAAAATTCATCACGCCGACAGGAAAACCATCAGCTCAGGCCAGGGGATATATTCACCAGTTAGTTGCCGAACGCATAACAGGAACATCAAAGATAATTCCTGTAAATGAAGCAATGCAACACGGAATCGATCTTGAGCCAGAAGCAAGGCAGTATTATGAATTGTGCTATGACGTAAAAGTGTTTGAGCTAGGTTTGTGCCTACATGATTCGCTTGATGTCGGGGCAAGCCCAGATGGTCTGGTGGGTGAAAATGGTTTGATTGAAATCAAATGCCCGTATGAAGATCATGTGCAAATAGAATATCTGGACAACAAAAAATTGCCAGATAGGTATAAAGCCCAAGTTATGGGCCAGTTGTGGATCACAGAACGGGAATGGTGTGATTTCTTTGCTTATCACAAAACGATTTCACCATTCTTGATTCGCGTATACCGCGATGAAGAATACATTAGCCAATTAGCTGAATGTGTAACAGAAGCAATAGATGTAATTCAACTTTTAACTGATAAATACTCGAGGAAATAAAAATGTCTGGTGTAAATATGGCAATCATTATGGGCAGATTAGGTAATGATCCAGAATTAAGCACAATGCCAAATGGCAATTCAGTAGTTAATCTTTCTGTGGCTACTAGCGAACAATGGAAAGATAAACAAACTGGCGAAAAGAAAGAAGCAACCGAATGGCATAAATGTGTTGCTTTTGGTAACACTGCTAATTTTATAAATCAGTACGCTCAAAAAGGGTCTACGGTTCACATTATCGGACGGATAAGAACGCGAAGCTGGGAAAAAGATGGCGTTAAACGATATGCTACTGAGATTATTGTAGATTCAGTTGAACTGGCTCGCGGTGATTCAAGCGGAAATGGGAAACAACAATCTGCTAAAGTATCTGAAAAATTCGATGATACGAATTTTGACGACGATATTCCCTTCTAAAAAAAAGCCCGGCTGGAGTCCGGGCACAAGGTCACTATATTATTCGTATTCTAAAAGGAAAATTTACAATGTCAAATAAACCTCATGTTGGTAAATGTCTTGCTGTGTGGATGAAGATAAAGAATAAACGTAATAAGGATTTAGCCGAGCATTTCGGCTGTCATCCACAAATGATTCAGATATGGAAAGGCAGAGAAGATCATAAATTTCATAAGATGATTGATTTTGCTGATTATTTTAATGTTAGTGTATTTGATTTTATGAGCAAATCCGATGAGATCAACAAACCTTAACAAAAAAATACAACAAGCCAAGATTGAAGAAGATATTAAAAAATATCTGGCATCTGGCAAAAAAATAAAAGTGATTGGAGATTATCAAAAAGATAATCTCTCGATCACGCAAAAACATAAATTAAAAAGGATTAAAGATGGCTATTATGATGACTTTGCATAACGCAAATGACATTCAGGCAATTACTGGAGAGTTACAAAAAATAATCAATGGTTATGGAATTGTGAATGTTGCTTATTCATCACAACCGATGAAAGTAACAGATTATTCGTCTCGTGGTATTACGCAAAATGCTTTATTTCATGTCTGGATACGCGAAGCCTGTGCATATACTTTTAAGGAAAACATAGGCGAAGCTGAAATTGAAGGCATGAAACGCTATATCAAGCGTGAATGTTATATTGATACTAAGCAAAAATTTTTAACTAGGATTATTAGAAACCCGGCAGACAATACATTGAAAAATGAATACACCAGTTCCGCTAAGTGGGACAAAGGCGAAATGAAATTTGTATTGGATTTTATGCAAAGATTCTATGCTGAACGTGGATTGATATTGGAAGCCAGAGGCGAATATTGTGAAAATCAAAATTGAACTGGAACTTGATGATGCTGAAGATTCAGAAGTGATTGAGTTGCTGCGTGATTTAATAGACATATTGGAAACAATCAAACAAGGAAATCGTAATCAAGACTAGACGTTGTGCTTTGTGCAAGATAAAAGTTCCGCAGGATAAAGTAGTAATCGGCGGGATTAAGGCTTTTTGCTCTATGGAACATTTGATGGAGTTTATTAAGCATGAAAGAGTTAAAAGCTACTTCAGAATACAAAGCAAGTTTGCTTCAAAAAGAGTTAAGACAAAATCAGATATTGTTAAAGAAGCACAATCAGCGTTTAACTCATGTATCCGGGCAAGAGATCGAGGCAAGTCATGTATATCTTGCGGAAAGATACTTCTGGATGGCGCACTTGGTGGCGGTTATGATTGTGGGCATTATCGCAGCATTGGTTCTGCTCCTCATTTAAGATTTTATTATTGGAATGCTCACGGACAATGCAAGAAATGTAATAGATATTTATCAGGCAATGTCGTTGAATACAGGAAAGGCTTAGTTCAACGAATCGGCATAGAAAAGCTAAAATGTTTAGAAACAAATCAAATCTTAAAATCTTATACGATTGATGATTTGCAACGCATAAAAAGAATCGCAAAAAAATGGCAAAAAAGATTTATCTAACTGAAAAATTGCGCCGCAGAATTCGTACATTGTACTGGGAAGATGGACGCAAACCTCTGATGATATACAAGATGACCGGCGTTCACCCAGATATAGTGCGCGAGATATGTTATGCGAGAAGAACTTGAGTATTGTGATTGTGATTGTGGAAAACAAGCAGAACAAGTTATTAACGCCGAAGAAAACTTACGACTCGGCTGGTGGTGTCCAGCTTGCAATGCTTTTTATCGAGCCATTGGGCGAGAACGGGTCTGGATTGCCTCCTGGGGCCTTGTGCGGTCACTGCTGGATAATGACAGGGCAAAGTGAGTGTAAAAGAAGTTTACATTTGCCCGAAAATAGATAAGAATTCAAAAGTCGGTGGGCTTGACAGGCCCTAAAGTCCGACATAAATCTGACGAAATTAGGACACCCGACTAGGGTATTTTCCATATTTTCCTCATTTATGTCAATAAAGCGCATAAAGTGTCAAAAAACCGCCACTTTTTAGCGTTTCCTGCCAAAAAACCGCCGACCGGTGCGATAAATTTCAGACCGAAACTCTGAATTATGCCTACGTTTGCTTTAAAAACGGATAGCAATGGCGTCTCAGCGTAGTGGGACTGTAGCTGACTTACCCTAAAGTTCAGCTAGTAAACCGGGTTAGTGGACACGTATAAGCGATTATGCTTAAACGTTGGGGATGGCGACCACTTGCTAAGGATAGCGATGGTTCCGGCAATAAGGTGTCATTGGATTATAAGGGTAGCATGAGCTAAACGATGAGTCGGTTGGGTGTCCCTAACCACTAAATGTGAACTATGGCTCAAAAAAACGATAAATTGTACGAAATTTGTACAAAATAATGGGAAAACATAAAAAAATGATAAAAAACATTAAAAAATGCTTTACATTATTGTTAAAATATTGATAATAGACTCATAGGCAGCGCGGTGCTGTCTCAACTGAAGATAAGACAATGTATAAATATGAGATCGTCAACACTTATCCAGACGGCTTAAGTTTCAAATTCAAGCCGTCCGACTTTAGCAAAGTCATTAATGTGATGCTGTATTGTCTGTCTGCCGAAGCAAAGAAATACGATGGATATTTAACATTTTATCTCAATGGCAAAAAATCAACTGGTGAGCAGATCTTACAAGCCGCAGAAGATGATAAAAATGCTCATTGGGAAAAGAAAAATTCAACTCATAAACAAATTTTAGTTGGCACTGGTGTTACTAATTTTGTTAAAAAATCAGTTTGGGTACGAAAATAAATAATAGATTTAATAACTGGAGATAAAAATATGAGCAAGATGAAGTACATAATTAAGAATCTCAAAGGCGAGATCATGGCTGGAGCATATATTCCAATCCCGTGCATTGACACCGCACGAGAAGCTGCTAAGAGCATGATCTTCGCAGGAAAAGTGCCTGACATTCAGTGTCTGGTAATCTACGCCATTAATGGTGGCGTTGAAACTCCAGTAGAAGCAGTGATATAGCGAATTCAAGTAAGAATCTGCCTAATCAACAACCTGCCCCTTCGGGGCCATTACTGGAGATAAGACAATGAGACAACAAATTTTAATGCAAATAATTAATGAGAATCTTGATTTGTGCATTCGTTATAAAGAATTCGACCCGAGTCCATTGGTGCTAGATAAAGCAGTCGCAGCACTAGCTAAAATGGAAGGCGCGGCTGAAGTGTTCTATGAAGCGTTGAATGGCGACATAACTGTTGCCGCTGCGGAAATTGCTCATATTGCAGAAATCAAAATGCAAGAACTAGGTTGCGTAGCAGCATATAACCACGCGCCTTTTGTTACTGCTCAACTTAGAAAACGTCAGCTATTGCATGAATATGCACTCCATTTCTTATCAGAACTTGAATGGTATGCTTGGGAATTGATCGAAGAAAACAACAATAATTATCACTAATGGAATTGAATCATGAATGCAAAAGACGATATGAAGCAATATAAATTTCAACGCGAACATGACCGCTATAATACAGCGGCATGGTCAGAGCCGCGATGGAAATCCCTGTTAAAGATTGCAGGGGCAATGGCAGGAGCTGTGGCGATGGTTGCGATATTCTGGCTACTTACAACGGGATTGTTTCTTTTATGAATAAGACATCTATGAGAAAACTAAACGATCTAACATATCTGAATAACTGCCATGAATGTATCCATCAGCTCAAGGACGAGCATAATCCTTATCGGAAGTATTGTGGGAAATTCATTGATACTCACGGAGAGCCGAAAGAAATCTCAGTGATTCATGACTTCCCAGTTATCTGTCCGCTACCGAGAGTCTAAATGAAACGCATAAAATATAGTTTAGAGTTTGAACGATTATGGAAAGCGTTTGATTCTGCTTATGGAGAAAAAGGTAGTAAAGCAGATGCGTATAAACAATTTCTACAATTAGAAATCACTAGCGATGATGTTGATTTTATTATTACCCGGTATTTTGAGCAAAGAGAAATAAAAAGACAGCAACGCGAACTTGGTAAATTCAGCCCTAATTTTCAACACGTTTGCAGGTATATAAAAAATGAGCGATTTGACGATGAAATCAGCACAGAGTCTTACGAGCCAATTATGTCCAAACGAGACGCAGAGAACGCAGCAGCAACGCGCCAGTATCTCGCCGGAAATATGGGTAAAAGCATGGCTTTCTTTGATAGCAATGAAAATGGTACACGAGCCAGTGAACAGCTCTACATTCCATTATTGGAAAAGCAGCTTAGACACTGACAATTACACAGATGCAATGCTAATTGCTGGGATTAAGAGATGCGAAGATCATAAAGGTTATTTTACTCTCAGCAATTTGCGGGAATACTGCCGCGAGCCTAAAACTCATGCTGCTCACAAACAATTTGTCCCGGCATTGCCAGCACCAAAATCCGACGAAGCTAGAAAAATTGCAATGGAAAACATAAGAAAACTATTTGCATAAAAGGGGTTAATAATGAGCTTTTTTGAACAACACGCTGCTCTTAGTAAAAAATATGTAAAAAACTGTGCGGAATGCAAAAAAGAATTCAAAACTGTTTATTATAGACAAATTCGATGTAGTGAAGAATGCAAGAAAGCATATCAATTACGTTATCACACTGAAAAATCAGCTAATAAAAAAGACAAACAAAATGGCATAAAAAATTCAAGAAGCAGAGCAACTAAAGAACTTAGAAATCAAGAAGCTCTGGCAGAAGCCAATACTAACTGGCTAACTCGCAAATTCTGAAATAACTCATTTTTATTTACTGGAGATTAAAAATGCGACCGATGTATGAAAACAAACTAACACTTGATGAAGAATTACTTTTTGCAGATGAAATATGTTCCATGTGGAGCGTACATCTACAGAAAATGCCATTATCCTATAAGGTGGATTTCAGCGTTATTCGTAAAAATAAGATTGTGGCGTTTGCCGAGTTGAAATGCCGCAAAGTATCAAAAGACAAATATCCAACTTATCTTATTGGTTTATCTAAAATTATATCTGCTCAAAACATACACAAGGCGAGCAAAAAGCCAGTAATGCTGTGTGTTAAATGGACAGATTGTGCCTGGTGGATTAGGTTAGATGACCCGGATTTGCAGTTTGATTTAGCAATCGGCAGCAGAAAAGATAGACAAGATTGGCAAGATGTGGAGCCGATTTGCTTTATTCCGATAGAACAATTTAATATAATCAAATGATTTTAATAACTTCGGAGAGGTTATGGCAAAAGACCCGCGAATTGAAAAGCTCGGCGTTGAAGGTTATAACAAGCCCAAACGCACTCCTAACCACCCTACTAAATCCCACGTAGTTCTAGCCAAAGAAGGCGAAAAGATCAAAACTATTCGCTTTGGTCAGCAAGGTGTTAAAGGCTCGCCGCCACGTAAAGGCGAATCTGATGCAGATAAAGCCAGACGCAAATCATTTAAAGCCCGTCATGCTGAGAATATAGCTAAAGGCAAAATGAGTGCTGCTTACTGGGCTTCAAGGGAGAAATGGTAGTGCAAATTACGCAAATTCCTGTCGAATCATTAATTCCCTATGTCATGAACTCGCGCACTCATTCTGATGCCCAAGTGACTCAGATCGCTGCTAGCATTAAGGAATTTGGCTTTCTTAATCCGATTATCGTTGATGGAAGCAATGGGATTATTGCTGGTCACGGACGCTTGCTTGCTGCTAAAAAGCTAGGCATGGAAAAAGTTCCTACAGTAGAAGCTAGCCATTTGACGGAATCGCAACGTAAGGCTTATGTCATTGCTGATAACAAATTGGCATTAAATGCCGATTGGGATATACAAATATTATCTACGGAACTTGCTGCGCTTCAAGAAACAGATTTTGATCTCAATTTGATTGGATTTGATTCTGACGAACTAGCCAAACTGCTAGAGCCGGAAAAAGTCGATGGTTTGACTGACGAGGATGAAGTTCCTGATTTGCCAGATAATCCAATAACTAAGCCGGGCGATATTTGGATTATGGGCAATCATCGGCTAATGTGTGGGGATAGCACAAGCATTGAGCATATAGAACAATTATGTGGACAACTTGTTGATATGTGGCTTACTGATCCTCCTTATAATGTTGCGTATGAAGGAAAAACTAAAGATGCCTTAACTATAAAAAATGATTCAATGGGTGATGATCAATTTAGACAATTTTTAAGAGATTCTTATGTTGCTGCAAATACAATAATGAAATCTGGTGCAGTATTCTACATTTGGCATGCTGATTCAGAAGGATACAATTTCAGAGGTGCTGCAAAAGATACCGACTGGAAAGTTCGTCAATGTTTGATATGGAAAAAGCAATCAATGGTTATGGGAAGACAAGATTATCATTGGCAACATGAACCATGCTTATATGGATGGAAAGATGGGGCTGGGCACTTATGGTCATCGGATAGAAAGCAAACAACTATTCTTGAATTTAATAGACCATCAAAAAGCGAAAAACATCCAACTATGAAGCCTGTTGAATTATTTGAATATTGCATGCTAAATAATACTAAAGGTGGCGATATTGTTTTGGATAGTTTTGGCGGCTCTGGAACAACAATGATAGCTGCTGAAAAAAATGGAAGAATAGCAAGATTGATGGAAATTGATACAAAATATTGCGATGTAATAATCAATCGATGGCAAGACTTCACTGGCAAACAAGCTGTTCTTGAATCTTCCAATAAAACATTTGCCGAGGTAAGTGTTGAAAAACGGTAATCAAGGTGATGGAGGCGGTAGACCGCCTATAATCTTTGACGAGCAGCAAGTTAAACTCGTTGAACAACTTTCTGCCGTGCTGACAAAAGGCCAGCTATCTGATTATTTCAATGTATCGGAGAATACATTTCGCCAAATTGAAGGCCGTCAGCCTGAAGTTTCTGAGGCTTATCAAAAGGGTAGAGCAAAAGCTATCGCAGGAGTTGGCGCAAATCTTATAAATCAGGCGCGCAGAGGTAATATCACCGCTGCTATTTTCTATCTCAAAACTCAAGCAGGTTGGCGCGAGAACGATCTTGATGTTCGTGGAGAACCGCCGAAGATATACATAGTTAAACCAGATCAATTACCAACCGAGTGATAAAGCCAACTGTTCCGCAATATGAATACATGACTTGCACTGCACAATTTCCGGCAATGGTAGCTGGATTCGGTGCTGGCAAGACAGAAGCAGCTATTCTGCGTTCAATCATGGGACTATTGAGCAATCCTACGCTGAACCGGGGATTCTATGAGCCAACGTATGACTTGATACGAATGATTGCATGGCCTCGATTTGAGGAAATGCTGTCCAAGATGGGGATTAACTATCGGCTGGAAAAATCACCATTAAATCAGATCAGAATAGAAGGCTGTCAAGGCAAAATCATATTCAGATCAATGGATAACGCTCAACGTATTATTGGATATGAACACGCCGATGCCGATATAGACGAATTGGATACATTGAAACGTGATGATGCAGCGTATGCCTGGCGACAGATCATTGCAAGAAATCGACAAATTAAAGAATCTGGAATAAATACGGTTGGGGTGACAACTACGCCAGAGGGCTTTAAGTTCGTATATGAAACGTGGAAAAAGGAAAATAAGCCCGGATATGTGATAATTCAGGCTCCGACACAATCAAATGCGGCAAATCTTCCTTCTGGCTATATTGAGTCGTTGGCTGGGATATACCCAGAACATCTACTGAAAGCCTACCTGCAAGGCGAATTTGTCAATCTTACGTCTGGTACGGTATATATCAGTTATGATCGTCAAATTCACAACAGCAAAGAGCAGATTAGGCCCGGGGAACCATTATTCATCGGTTGTGACTTTAACGTAACTCAGCAAGCCGCAAGTATTTATGTGCAGCGAGAAGGCGGTTATCAATGGCATTGTGTAGCTGAATTAACAAATATGTATGATACGCCGGAAATGGTCAGGATTATTCAAGACAAATGGCAATCACAAGGGCATAAGATTTATATATATCCAGACGCATCTGGCGGCAGCAGAAAAACAGTAAATGCCAGTTTGTCTGATATAGCCTTATTGGAAGGCGCAGGATTTATTGTGAGAGCGCATAAAACCAATCCCGCCGTCAAAGACAGGATTTCGGCAACAAATGGTGCTTTTGAAAAAGGCAGGGTATTTATTAATGCTAGGGCTTGTCCTACTGTAGCACAATGCCTTGAACAGCAGACGTACAAGAATGGAGAGCCTGATAAGAGTAGCGGCGTAGACCACCAAAATGATGCTACAACTTATCCGCTGGCATACGAAATGCCTATTGTCAAGCCTGTGGCTAATGTAAAATTCGCCTTTGCGGTGTAGAATCCCGCAAAACTTTAGAGGGTATTCCAATGCCAGTTTCTACACAAAATCCAAGCTATGAACTTTATAAGCCGATATGGACTAAAACCCGGGAAGCCATAAAAGGCGCAGTTGCCGTCAAAAAGAAGGCAGAAGAATACTTGCCAGTTCCCCATAATGAATCGCACAGCAAATCAAAAGGGGCGCAAACTGTTCGTTATAAACAATATCTGACCCGTGCTGTTTACACTAATTTCATTGCTCGGACTAAAAATGCCTTTGTTGGCGCAGTATTCCGCAAATCGCCAATATTGGAATTGCCAGAGGCATTGGAGTATCTGCGTGATGACGCTACAGGAGATGGTTTGAGCTTTGAGCAGCTTGCCAAAGATGAATTGTCTAATTTGCTTGAAACTGGGCGAGCTGGGTTTTTGGTTGATTATCCATCTGCCGATGAAAATCTATCCGCAGAACAAGTAGCATTGTTAGATTTAAGAGCATCTATCATTCCGTATACAGCCGAACAAATAATTAATTGGCGAGCAGATAACATAAACGGACGAAAAGTGTTATCTCTCATTGTCTTAGCTGAAACATATATGGATGATGAAGATGATGAATTTAGCAATGAAACTGAAACACAATATCGAGTATTGCGATTAACAGAAGAAGGCTATTCCCAGCAAATATACCGAGATGATAAGCCATATTCTGAGCAGGTATTCCCAACCAAATCTAATGGCGAAAAATGGTATGAAATTCCATTTGTTTTCGTTGGTGCAAAAAATAATGACTCAACGATTGATGATGCGCCGTTATCTGATCTTGCAGAGCTAAATATAGCGCACTACAGGAATTCAGCAGATTATGAAGAAAGCTGTTTTCTGACTGGACAGCCTAGTTTGTTCATTACTCACAGTTTGAGCGCAGAAGCGTGGAACGACTATAACCCAGAAGGCGTTGTGCTTGGAGCTAGGGCTGGTCATATATTGGGTGAAACTGGTTCTGCCACTTTGGTGCAAGCGGCTCCGAATGGAATCGTGCGTGAAGCAATGCTTGCAAAAGAAAATGCTATGGTTGCCATTGGCGCACGGATTATTACTGATCGTGGAGGCAATGAAACTGCCGAAGGCGCAAGAATACGATTCGCCAGTGAGAATTCAGTGCTAGGCGATATTGTGAATAACTTGAGCGCAGGATTGGCTGTATGCGTTGAATGGGTTGGTGAATATATGGGCGCAGATAACGGCGATATTGTTGTTAAACTCAATACTGAGTTCTATGACAAGTCAGTTGACCCGCAACTCATTATGTCGATGATTACGCTGCTTGATAGGGACATTATTGGCGAGCAAGATATATTTGATCGGCTGCAATCTGGCGGTGTCATTGATGCAGAGCGCACATTGGAAGATGTTAAATCAGAGCGCGGTCTTGCTAATCCGCTGGTCTAACTATGCCATTTAACATATTGGATGCGGTGACACGACATCAGATTTTTGTTCAGCGATATGCTGCTGGGCGAGAAAATGATGCCGTTGTTGCCGTTAATAATATCAAAGATCAAATACTTGGCAGGATTGCCGGGGACATTACTGAATGGCAGCAAGCTAGATTATCTGCGTTATATCTTGATTTGACTGACCTAACCAATTCGTTGGTGTCAGATTATTCTAATACGCTGACAGCAGAAATGCTGGATTTTGCTCAATATGAGACTGATTTCAATATCAGTTTATTGGGTAAATCGGCAGATGCAGAATTAGTTATTCCCGCTAATGAACAAGTAGCTGCTGTGGTTTATAGCAAACCAATGCAAGTTGAAGTTCAAAAAGGATATACGATAGCTAGAGCTTTGCAGATGTTTGGCAATCGCAAATCGCAGCAAATAGTTCAGATTATTAAAGATTCGATTTTGATTGGGGATACGCTGCAAAAGATGGTTGGAAATTTAAAATCTAATTTTGATTTACAAAAGCAGCAAGCCCGGACAATCGCTAGAACTGTCACTAATCATGTATCTACTCAAGCTAGACAAGCCACATTATCTGCCAATGCTGACATATTAGACGGCTATGAATGGGTATCTGTGCTTGATAGCCGAACTTCTCTGATTTGTGCGAGTCGAGATGGTCAAGTGTATCCGATTGGCGATGACCCAATATTAAATCCTAAGCCTCCCGCACACTTTTCTTGTCGCTCTACGATTGTTCCGGCAGTTAAAAGCGAATATAGCTTAATCAGCAGTTTGGTCGGCAAACGTAGCGCAATTGGAGCTAAAGGCCCAGGTCAAGTTCGTGGTGATTTAACTTATGAGCAATGGTTAGGCAAACAACCCAAATCCTTTCAGGATGTCGTTTTAGGCAAGGCTAGAGGCGAATTGTTTAGAACTGGCAAATTAAGTCTTGGCAAATTCATTGATGATGCAGGTAATACGCTAACACTTGATGAATTGCGAAGATTAGAACCGCTGGCTTTTGAAGAAGCTAGCATTTAGTGGCAGGGCCACAAACATAACCAGAGGTTATAATGGATATACTAAACGATATTGAAATTGACGAAGAAAAGAAATCCGATTTACTGAAAAATTTAGATATATTGATTTCTGAACGAGTTATCGAAGCAACTAAGGCATTGAAGGCAAAAAATGACGAGTTGTTATCGGAAAAGAAGAAAACTCAAGAATTAGCAAGAAAGGCCGAGGAACAGGCAAGAATTGAGGCCGAAGAAAAAGCAAAGGCAAAAAATGACTATAAAGAATTATTTGAATCGCAAAAGAGCGAACATGATAAATTGATGGCTGCGTATAATGATCTGCAAACATCAATTAAACGGCAAAAAATCAACACTGAGGCAGGAAGAATAGCTGCCGGCTTGACAAAGGATTTAAGTCGTGCAAAACTTTTGGAGCAACAAGTTAGTTCGAGACTAACTCTTGTTGATGACCAAATCAGAGTAGTTGATGATAACGGGCAATTAACTGTATCTACTCTTGATGATTTGACTAACAAGATCAAGAATGATTATCCGTTTTTGATTGATGGTAGTCAAGCAAGTGGCGGCGGGGCCGCTCGATCTGCTGGCGGTGCCGTGCAGAGTGCAAAAGAAATCAGCCGTTCCGACTTTGAAGGAATGGGGCACTCTCAACGCTCCCAATTTGTCAAAGCTGGCGGCCGAATCGTAGATTAATATTCTAGGAGGCCGACAATGGCTAATGTTTTGACAAATCTTGCAGCGGACATTTATAAAGCCGCTGATGTTGTTGGTAGAGAGCTTGTAGGCTTCATTCCTGCGTCTACTATCAATGCTAATGGTTCTGATCGTGTTGCCAAAGGTGACACTGTTCGTGCTTCATTTACTCGTGCTGCAACTGCCACCAACGTGTCAGAGAGCATGACAATCCCGGAAGGTACTGACCAAACTGTTGACAGCAAAACCCTGTCTATCAGCAAGGCTCGCGCAGTACAAATTCCTTACACTGGCGAAGATGTCCGTCACCTGAACAATGGCATTGGCTTTGATACCGTTTACGGCGATCAAATCGTTCAAGCTATGCGTACTCTGGTGAACGAGATTGAATCTGATCTGGCTGTTGAAGCGTACAAAAATGCTTCTCGTGCATTTGGTACTGCTGGAACCACTCCATTCGGTTCTAACTTCAGCGAAATTGCCGAAATCCGTCAAATTCTGGCAGACAATGGATGCCCGATGAACGATGGTCAGATTTCTCTGGTTCTCGGCACTTTGGCAGGTACTAATCTGCGTCAACTGGCGCAACTGCAAAAAGCCAATGAAGCTGGTGGTGATAGTCTGCTGCGTCAAGGCATTCTGCTTGATCTGCAAGGTCTTGGTATCCGTGAATCCGCACAGATTCAATCTCATACTAAAGGCACAGGCTCTAGCTATCTGGTAAATGATGCCTCTGCTGCTATTGGCGACACCACTATTGCTGCTGATGGCGGTTCTGGCACTATCATTGCTGGTGATATTGTTACCATCAATGGCGACAGCAATAAGTATGTTGTAAATACTGCTCTGGCTGGTGGCTCATTTGTTATCGGTGGCCCGGGCTTGCGTGTTGCGGTTGCTGATAATGCTGCTATCACTGTTGGCAATGATTACACTGCTAACGTGGCATTCCATCGTCGCGCACTGGAGCTTGCTGTTCGCGCTCCTGCTGTGCCAGAAGGCGGTGATGCTGCTGATGATGCAATGATTGTTCAAGACCCGCACTCTGGTCTGGTGTTCGAGGTTCGCGTTTATCGCGGCTATCGTAAGTCTATGATCGAAGTGGCCTCTGCTTGGGGCGTGAAGGCTTGGAAATCTGACTTCATCGCTAACTTGCTTGGCTAAGGCTGCCTGGATGGGGAGGCTTCTGTCTCCCCATTCTTTTCGGGAAAATCATCATGGCACTGATTGTTGAAGATGGCACTGGAGTATCTGGTGCAAATACTTATGTCAGTTTAAGCGATTTTAAGTCATGGGCTGATGATCGTGGGATTACCTATGGCAATGATGCTGCGGTAACTCAACAGATATATCGTGCAATGGATTATATAGAATCGTTGAATTTTCTTGGCTTTAAAGCAAATGAAGATCAAGCGTTACAGTGGCCTAGATATGAAGTTTATATTGATGGTTATTCTGTAGATGGAACAGAAATACCTAATCAGTTAAAACTTGCTGTATATGAAGCAATCAAAGTTGAAATTGACGGGTATTCAGAAATGAATCCGGTAGATCGTAAAACTATCAGTGAAACTGTTGGGGATATATCTGTTACATATACAAGTAATAGTGCAAGTAAAACCACAACTCCTGCATTAAGTTTTGCGGTAAGAAAGTTGACTCGTTCTGGGTTTGGAATTAGTCGGGCATGAGTTTTAATTATCAGCCGTTATTATCGTCTGCTTCTAATTTGCTGCAAAAGTTTGGGCAGCAATTTACATTTACTCGAACGACAGTTGGTAATTTTAACCCGGCAACAGGAACAACAAGCAACTCGTCTAGTACATTTACGAAATATGCTTGTTTGTTTGATTATACAGATAACGAAAAAGCTAATTCGCTAGTCCAAGAAGGTGATAGGCGAATGCTAGCAGAAGCCTATGATTATATAGTAAATGATAAGGTAACTGTTGGAAGCGATGTATATAGAGTGATTTCAATTTCTGACATTCAGCCTGGCGCAACGAAAATGGCTGTTAATTTGCAGATAAGAAAATGAACTTCAGTAAGCAAGTTTCGCAAATAGCGTTTCGTTTGAAAGGTTATACTGAGCAACAAGTTCGCGGCACTTTATTGGATTTATCTAAATTGATAATCAAAAGTACGCCAGCAGATACAGGCAGATTGCGTGGAAATTGGCAAGCATCTATTAACGCACCAATCACCACTCAATTAAATATATTAGATAAGCAAGGAAATAGCTCAATATCAGACACAAATAATGTTCTTAGCAATTTAAAATTGGGTAATACTTTTTATCTTTCAAATAATTTGCCTTATGCAGCAGTGGTAGAATTTGGCGGTTATCCAAACCCACCAAAAAATCCAACTGGAAAAACTATTAATGGTTATTCTAGGCAAGCACCAAAAGGCATGGTTAGAATTAATGTAAAACAGGCAGCACAAATACTAGACACTAAAATGACAGTGCGTAGACGATAATGGCAACATATTTTAACGACATAGAAGCCGCATTGATGTCACGATTAAATACGTTGGCTGATTCCCCGCCTGTCGCATGGCCTAATGTAGAATACAAGCCATCAGCAAGCACTGCTTATTTGCGAGCCAATTTTCTGCCTTCTGATACGTTGCAAGTATCACTAGGCGCAAACGGAAAAGATGAAACTATTGGAATCTTTCAAGTTGATGCGGTCATTCCTGCTGGCAGTGGTCGTACAACTTTACCTGACAGCATTGCTGACCATTTTAGCCGAGGCTCAACTGTCAGTTATAATGGGGTGAATGTGCGGATACGCTCTGTTTCCGTTGGGCCAGCTATTTCGGAAGGGGCTTGGTACTTTGTGCCAGTTTCCATAAACTTTCAAACCTATACAGAGGCTAGATAATCATGGCTATTGCAAACGGCGCACAACACAGTCTGCACTTTGTTGCAGAAGCAACTTATGGCACTACTCCATCAACTCCTACATGGACTCCGCTGCCGCATACCGGAACCAATTTGGCATTGACTAAAGATGCTATTGAATCCGAAAAATTGCGTGGAGATCGTCAAGTAGAAGATTATCGTCATGGTAATAAAACTATTGGCGGTGATGTATCTGCTGAACTTGAATACGCCGCATTTGATGATGTTCTGCAAGCTGTAGTTTGCGGCACTTGGTCTGCGGATGTTCTGAAATCTGGAACTACTAGACGTTCATTCACAATCGAGCGCAAATTTGCTGATCTGGGAACTCCTGAATATCATCGTTATACAGGATGTGAATTTAATACATTAACTTTATCTGTAAGCCCAAATAGCATGGTAGGCGTTACGTTCGGTGTTGTTGGCAAGGATTTGACTCTTGCGACAACACAAGTTTCGTCTAGCACTTATTCTGCTGATGCTGGTAACAGCCCATTTGATTCGTTTACCGGGTCAATTACTGAGGGCGGTTCATCTATTGCTACTGTGACTGCGTTGGAAATGACTTTAGAAAATGGTCTTGAGCCATTATTCAGCGTAGGTAGTCAGACAACCAATCGCCCGTCAATTGGCAAAAGCCGTGTAACTGGAACATTGACAACTTATTTTGATAGCAAAACGCTATATGAAAAGTTCATCAATGAAACTAGTTCATCTATTGCTCTTAACCTGACTGATGTTGATGGCAATAGTTACGATATTGAAATGTCTAATGTTAAATATAATTCTGGTCAACCTGACGTATCTGGCGAAGGTTCTGTGACTGTTTCAATGGAGTTTGTTGCATTGTATGACAGTGGAGATTCTAGCCAAATCGTCATTACGAGAACTGCTGCTTAATGGATATTAATAGTCTAGCGACTGCTATAGACCACGAAGAAGGGGCAGAGGTTAATATACTCTGCCCTATTACTAATAAACCAACTGATGTTTTCATCAAGGTAAAGGGGCCAGATAGTAAAGATTGGCGCAAACAAAAGAAAAAACAAACTCATCAAGTTATTCAGGCTAGAGCCAATGATAAATTTGATGATTTGGATTTTGAGCAAATGGATATTGCTGCCTTGATGGAAATAACTATTGATTGGCGTGGCATCAAAAAGGATGGCAAAGAATTTAAATGCACAAAAGAGAATATGAAATATCTGTATGAAAATTCGCCTCGTATTGTCGAGCAATTATTAACATTCATATTCAATGTTGAAAATTTTACCAACGGCTGATTGATGAATTTGTAGATTATGGACGGTGGTGCTTCTGGATAAATGAAATCCCAGAAGGTTCAAAGATCAGCCGATTGCAAACATTTAGGCAAGTTGAAAAAAGCAGAGGTTCGCCGCCGCCTGAACTTCTGAATGGGCCAAAGCTCAATGATTTGCATGATAATGTCTGGACGGCTTATACATCGTTATCAAGCTATAGCTGGACAGAATTAAAAAGCTACATTGATCTAACGGGCATTGACTTAGCACATTGGGAAGCAAGTGCAGTAATGGAACTTGCAAAGTATCGCGAGGCAAAACCTAAATGGCCGAAGTAGCAACCCTTCAATTTAAGGCCGATACAAGCGACCTTGAAAGAGCTGAAAAAACTCTTGATAGATTAAGTAATACAGGAGTTAAAACTAGCTCATCTGTTAATCAACTTGACCGCGCATTAGAAAAATTGCAATCTGATGCAGCTCGTTCTGCTGCAACTGTTGGAATGACTAAGGACGAGATTAAATTATTTGATCTTGCTACCAAAGGCGCAACAAAATCTCAGCTTGAAAGTGCTTCTGCTACGCTGCGACAAACTGAAAATCTCCGCGCATTATCTACTACTACAAATTTAGCAAAAACAGCCGCCAATGATGCAACTGGTGGCATGAATAGATTTCGTCATACTGCCGGGCAACTTGGTTATCAAGTGCAAGACGTTGCAGTACAGCTTCAAATGGGAACTAACGCTTTTCGCGTTCTAGGGCAACAAGGCTCCCAGATTGCTTCTGCATTTGGCCCAACTGGCGCTGTTTACGGTGCGATTATTGCTGTCGGTTCTGCTTTGATTAGCGCATTAATTCCGTCTTTGATGAATAGCAAAGATGCTATGAAAGAGATGGATGAAGCATCAGAAAAGCTCAATGATGTATTGGATAAAAAATTGGGTGGCACTATCAATGTGCTATCCGATGATTTTATTGAATTAGCTAAATATCAGAGAGAAGCTGCCCAGATTCAATTATTTGCAGCTCAAATCGCAGCGGCAGAAGCACTAAGAGCTTCATTAGCAAACATCAACGATCAAAGTGATGCTATTCAACAAAGTTGGTTTGGTTATTTATTCCAAACTGGTGGGGGTTTGGATGCAATCATTAAAAATACAGGTTTGACTGGCGATCAGATTAGAGATTTGCGGTCGAAGATTGATGGCTTGGAAGCTGGCGGTGTCCCGGCTGTTGAGAAATTACGGGATACTATTATTGATTTATCCGGCAGTAGCGCAAATTTAACTGATGAAGGCAGAAAAATTGTTGCTGAAATAGGTAATGCGGCAAATGCTTATATCAATGCCAGCAATACCGCTGATGATTTAAAAGGTTCATTAGATGAATTAGTTGCTAGTTCACAAGCATTTAATGAAGAACAAACAAAAACTAAAGAACGAACTAAAGAAGTTGAATCTGCTCTAAAGGCACAAGCAAATGCACAAGAACGCATCAATCAACAAGCTATGTCTATTGCTGCGTCTTTGCAATCCGAAGAACAACAAATTCGTGAATCTTATGCAAGACAACGGCAAATAGTTTCTGAAAATACTGCTATCACTGGCTTTGCTCGCCAAGAATTAATGAAATCATTGAATGAGGCTGAATTAAAGGCAGTTGCTGAATATCAAGCCAAACAGCAAGAGCAACAAGATCGCGCAAATGAACAATGGCTACGAGGCGTTATTCAAACAGCAAGACGTGGATATGACGAACGGCGTAATATCGAAGCTCAAGAGATAGCCGCTAGAGCGCAGCAAACTAATCAATTATTAGCTTTTGAGGATTTGTTGCTTAAAAACAAATCTGAAACGACTAAAACCAGTGCTGCTATAGCCATTAATCTGCTTAATGCTGAACGCCGGGATAATGCTCGCAAAATTGTAAGCGATTCTTATGCAGCCGCTATGTCTGCTTACAAGTCGCTTGCTGGCATACCGATTATAGGCCCTGCATTGGGTGCAGCAGCAGCGGCGACTGTGATTGGTGCAGGTGTAAGCTATGCTGCCAAATCGCTCTCAGGACGCGCTCTAGGCGGTCAGGTAAGGGCTGGTGAATCTTATGTGGTTGGTGAGCGTGGGCCAGAAATCTTAACTATGGGTTCGTCTGGACGTATTTCACCAAACGAAACAATTAAGACACCAACGCCAATAGTTAATAAAAATGCCAATGTGACATTCCAGATCGTAGCAAATGATACAATGGGCTTTGATCGCCTATTGCACTCCAGGCGAGGGGCCATCATTAGCATTATCAATGATGCGTTGAACGATCAAGGGAGGCCGGCAATAGTATGAGTGGGACATATCCATCTACTCCTGAGTTTTCTGCTGTCAATGTGGAAAGCAAACATGCCAATCTGGTCAGCGAAACAATTAGTGGGCGCAGACAAGTTCGCGCATTAGGCTCTCAGCGTTGGTCATTTACTGCTAGGTATAATCAAATGACCCGAGCTGATTTTATGCCTGTATATGCTTTTGTAATGGCTCAACAAGGCCAGCTTGGTACATTCACTATTGTGCCGCCAGTTATATCGGATGCTCAGGGCAATATATCAGGGAGTATGTTAGCTAATGGCGCACATTCTATTGGTGATAATAGTATTGATGTTGATGGTTTTACTGGAACTATCAAGGCTGGTGACTTTGTTAAGTTTGCCGGGCATACAAAAGTCTACATGGTAACAAGCGATTTAACTGGAGCTGGAACATTAAACATTGAGCCAGCTTTGTATTCTGCCGTATCAGATAATGAATTGGTTAGCTATGACGATGTGACTTTTACTATGCGTCTTAATAACGATATTCAGCAATATGGTCTATCTCAATACGATTCATATACTTATGAAGTTGATATGGTAGAGGTATTGTAATGCCTCGTAG